CTCCGCTACTGCCTTGTTTTCTTCTTTGTCTTACTATTTTCCTAATCTTTTATTGATATAATAATATTGTTATATCAAAAAGAAAAAGCGTGACAAAGAACCGTCCCATGTCACCTTCTAGATAGTTTTTCTCTTATTTTAGGCATGATTTCATCTAAATGTGATGTATTATATGAAGTAAAATTATATCGTCCAGTTTCCTTTAAATAGAAAGTTTCTTCTAGAGCTTTAGCTATTAGTGTTATTGATTCTTTAATATTGTTATAATACTCAATATCCTTATTTGTAAACTCCCTATTTTCCCTATAACTCTTCTCAAGGTCATTGAAAGCACCAACTAAATACAGATGAATAGTGCCGAAATAGTAATTTTTATATACTCCAACATCTGAGATAATACTAAATCTCTCCATATAGTCTTGAATTGCTCTTAAATTCTTATAGGATAAGGTTTTATAGGTATTATTAATTAAAAAATTCAAACTTTTAAATGTATAATAATATGTACTGATAGTTTTGGAATATATTGACATATAATAAGATTCATATTCTTTACTCTTCTTGTAAAAATAAATATTATTAATAACTAACAAAACTATTAACAATAAAATAATTATTTTTTTCATATTCTCCACCTAATTATTTAACCCTCCCCTTGTAATTCATAGTTAACAAAGGGAAGGTCTTATTTTAAATAGATATTTTTGTGTTATCTTGATGTTAAGGTTATCTTATAACCCCTATTTAAAGTAATACTACCTTCTGGTGATTTATAATATACTTCTAATGTCATAAATTCTCCTTCGTCAACGAGTTTAAATTCTCGGAACTCACCATACCCAGCTCTATACACTTTACCATAAAGAGTTTTCTGCTCGTCATAATTATTAACTATGCGCATCCACTTATTCAACTCATGTGTTTTACTATCAAAGGCATTAGCGGTTAATTCTTGCCATGAGTATAAAACAGGCGAGGTTACTGGAAATGCTGCCACACTGCAGACTTTATAACATTAGATGCATCGAAAATGCCCTTTTGGGTTGAACTTTCAGAAGTGTGACAAAGAACCGTCCCATGTCACTTTTCTATTAATGCTTTAATTTTTTCTTTATCAATTGTCTTTTTTGGTTTTCCTTGTATTCTTTTGGTCTTGTGAGTATTTGGATCAATTCTATCTTCTAAAATTTTCTTTTTCCAATCAATTTTGTCAAGTTCTATTTTTTTCATGACATTTGTTCCATCTGATTCCTTATAGCAATATAGCATTTCTTTTTTATCATGACTAATATACATTACCGGCACAATAGAACCTAATGGAACTTCATCAGTGTAGCTTGGCAAATTTTTTGGCAAATATTCGCACTCTTTTTGGCAAAAAAAGCAGACTCATATTTTAGAGCCTGCTTTTTCTTATTTTACTGGTTTTCTTCTTGCTGTGCAAGGTGTTCAGCTACTGGAATTTGATATTCTTCAGGAATGCCTTCTATATCCCTTTTCTGAGCCTTAATAAGGAAAGCATATACCTTCACCATGTAATCTTTAATCACGTTATATTCCTCCTTTATTTAGATTCTAAAGCCTTTACTTTTTCTTCAAGTAACATTACTCGTTCAAACAAATCAGCCATTCCCTCATAGAGCTCTGAGAGCATTTCTATTTGCCTTTCTTCTTTTTCTTGCTTGATTTCAGCAATGGACTTCTTATTAATCATTTTCATTACTCAAAAGCACCTCCAAACCCTCTTATTGAGACCTCATTTTGATTGCCTACGTTCTTTTCAATAGTAATTCTTACGTTGATTCCCCACTTCTCAGCGGTTTTAGTTTCGTTGATAAAATTAAAGTGTTTATTCTGCAAAACTTGAGCTGTTATATCTTCCCATGTTGGGACTTCATCAAAAGCATTGTTACAAGCTTCTACTTTAGCGGTAGCGTCTTGTATATTCCATGATGGTGTTACAAGTATTTTTGTCGCTCTTGCATCAGTCTCAAAAGGTTGTTTGACTGTAAGCTTGATTTTACTCTCATTCTTTGTGAAATTGAAGTTCCTTATTGAAGTTGAGCCATTAGAGTCATTTGCTTCAATTTTTAATGTGTGAGAGCCATTTGTAAGCTTCAGCCATTCTTCTTTTGGTATTGTTACAGTGTTTGAAGCTCCCAGAGTAGCCACAAAGCTTTTGATTATCATATCGTCTACTTTCTCTGTAATTGTAACAGTATCACTCTCGGCATCAGTCACGATATAGTCCCTTGTAACAGGTGCTGCTATTTCTCCGAGCTCTTCATCTACCCCAGAGATTAAAGGTGCTGTGTTGGTTCTCCTGAAAGTATAAGTCCTATATGATACTCCACCATTCCCATCATCCGCCTCAATAGTCACTGTGTTAGAGGATAGAAGAGGTAGGGCATACAAGGTATTGTCATCTATATCTATAGTTATATCTTGCCCCTTTGGAGCATTACTCAAAGTCCTTATAATTTCACCGTTGAGCTTTTCTTTAACTGTAACAGAATCGCCATCACTGTCATTCACTTGATAAACGACTTGAAAACCAATGTTTTTATCGCCAAGATTTTGGTCTTGACCGCTTATTGTTGGTGCTGCATTCGTTCTCTTGAAAGTGTAAGTCCTTGTTGCTGAAGCTCCTTTTCCATCCGATACCTCAATTGATACAGTGTGAGTCCCAAGGCTCAACGAATCAATATCAACATCAATGGTATACTGGAAGTTTCTTTGTGCTGGACTGATAACCTTTTGTTCAACTCCGTCCAATTTCTCTCTGATTGTCAAAACATCCGCTGCATCAGTATCATTGACTTGGTATGTTATTTGAAAATCTGAATTTTTATCCCCAAGATTCATGTCTGAGTCAGATATCAGAGGGGCAGTGTTCAGAATTTCAAGGGCGGGACGCCAGCCAATGTTATCGTAACGATTCGACGAAGAAGTGTAACCCCAGTAACGAGCCGAATAGCAGCCACGAACAGCACGACAGGACGTATTTCCTGTGTAAGTTTCTTGACACCAGCTATACATTCCCATCCAGTTCCAAAACTGATTATGTGCACTGTTTTTGTCGGTTATATCTCTTGTCGAGTCCAAATCGCTAGATGTTGGTATTGGAAGTCCTGAAATAGATTCCTCTCTTGTCACAAATCTATCCCATTCATTACTTGTAGGTTGACCTCCTGAATAGGCATCACTGCCACTTCTGTAGTTATTGCCTCCAGATAAAAGTCTAGCCTTATACTGTTGTCCATCTATAGTGATAGTCTTTCCAGTCACAAATCCTTGATTGTTTAGGTCGTCCCATGAGACATTTGCAAGGATGACTCTATCACTGATTAGGAGTGTTTTATCTCCATCCTTAATTTTAACCCATTTAAGCTTTTTTGTAGTATCAGCAGGAGTGTCTCCTAAAGTCCATTTTGTCATATCTGTTAAGGAGTTAAAATCAGGAATATCTCCAACACCAATGCCACTAACAGGCTCACTGCTTATTCTCCAAGGTTTAACGGGTCTATTTTGAGCTACACCGTTTTTATAAAGAGCTCCCAGCTCAACAGTTCCTAAATATTCTGCCAAAGTATTCACCTTCCTTTTCAATTTTTACATAAGGGTATTTCTTAAATATCTTTTTACAAAGATTAAAGCTATTTGAATGCCTTGCGTGTCCAAGCCAGCTATTTACCGCCTGAAGCACAGCTTTTTCATCAATAGACTTATCCTTGAGTTTTCTGTCCATTGCTTTGATTCTTCTCTTCATGGCTCTTTTAGATTGATTTCTAAGGAGCTTGTGAGTAGTCCATATCTTGTAACCATAGGCATTAACACCTTGAGCTATAGGGAATATCTTTGTCTTTTTATTAGTTTCAAGGTCAAGCTTTTCATTCAAGAACCACTTTATTTTTTCAAGATATTCTTGAGCTTCTTCCTTAGTTCTAGCAACAATAATAATGTCATCCATATATCTCGTATACCACTTGATTCCCAAGTATCGCTTTGCGAACTGGTCTACCTCATTGAGGTAAATGTTAGCAAAATCCTGACTCGTTACATTTCCAAGTGGAATGCCTTTTTCTCCTTCTGGAGAAGAATCTATGATTTTATCCAAGAGCCAAAGCATATCATTGTCTTTGATTTTCTTCCTCAAGAGCTTTTTCAGGATATCTCTATTGATTGAATAGAAGAACTTCCTAACATCCATTTTGAGAACCCATCCATCTCCATACTTCCACTTACAAAGCCTCATGTTGTGCTGCACATTTTCAACAGCCTTATGGGTTCCTCTTCCTTCTAAACATGCATATGATGTATTTATAAATACTGGCATGTAAACCTCTTGAAGTATGTTATGAGCTGCAAATTGGACTATCTTATCTTTGATTCTTGGGGCACTCACCATCCTTTCTTTTGGCTCATATACTTTAAATCTAATATATGAGCCCATTTTATACCTCTTGTGTTTCAGTTCTCTCCAGAGCTGAACTAGATTCCTTTCTCTGCACATATCGAAAAGAATTGTATCTTTTCTGTATTTACGACAACCCTTCTTAGTGTTTTTATAACTTGCTTCAAGGTTGCTATAATCAATTATTTTGTCATAAAGATTCGTCATTATGGCATCCTCTTTCTAGGCTTGGCAAAAATGACTTGTTCATGTGTTTACACCTAAAGGTGAAGGATTGACTCTCCCCTGAAATTCTAGGGTCATGCTGGTGAATCCGTAAACGCACCAGTCAAATTGCATTTACAGGGCGGGACGCCAGCCAATGTTATCGTTACGATTCGACGAAGAATTGTAATTCCAGTAACGAGCCGAATTGTAGCCACGAATAGCACGATAGGACGTCAAACAGAGCCAACCCTGCATATATTAAACTTTCTTCATTAAGCCTCCAGTAATTCTTCCAAGCTCTGATATTTTCTCTTGTAGCTCCATAGCTTTCTTTTGTGTTATATATTTTTGTTCTCTTGCTATTCCAAATAATACAAGGAGTAGTTTAAGGTCTGCATCCACTTCCTGAAGATGCCTCAATCTATCTCTTTTAACTGCATTTGCTATCATGACATTTCTTATAATTCTGTAACACGCTTGCTTTATCTCCTGACATAAACAAAACTTCTCAGCCTTCGGGAACCTTTGTAATACTGGATATATAGAATTTAAAAAGACCTCAGCTTTTTTCTGTAATATTAAAGGCTGCATGATTTTAAGCACCTTTTCCCTCTAATTTTTTCTAAAGCTGCAATATCGCCATAGTAGTTGCATCCATAGTCGGTTATTTCAATAGATGCCACTTTATCAGTACCAGCCACTATACCTTTTATCCTGATAGTATCATCCTTGCAATTATCACATATAGGAAGTAGCTCTTGAAATAAGTTCGATATAATACAACTTAGCTCACACTTACTGCAAGCAACTTTATACATAAATCTTTTTTTCAACTGGGTCATATATTCCATTTTCAACTTCTACACTATCCAGATTGTCAAAGTTTTCAAAGAACACATTGTTAGTCAGATTGTTAAGAGAAGCATTTTTCAAGATAGCAACCTCGATAGCAAGGCTTGTTATGTCAGATGAATTCTTCGCAGTCTCATTGGTATTACTATAAATACCTTCCTCCATATTGTTCATGACTCTTGCACTGATAGGAGTACCTTCTTGTATTATCTCCCCTGTATCAATATCAACAATATGGTCTTTCCATTCTGTTTTAATGTAATCACTCAACTTCTTCAACCTCCACTTCTACAAATCTGTACTTAAACACTACATACAGCCCTTTTATTAAAGGCTTATTGAAGGATTTCACAGCGTGAGCTATGATATCACCGTCCTTGTCAACAAGTTTTACTTCTCCGACTTCGCCAGCCACAGAGTCATCAAAGTAAACATACACCTTCACTTCATCACCGTTGACATAAGCCTTAAATAGGTCTATTTGTTTTTCTTCACTATTAAGCTCATAGGTTGCATGTGACAGAGAGTCAATAAACCTTTGAGCTTGCTTTCTGATACCTACATCAGTTAAGGTTTTCATCTTCATTCACCCCTTTGCATCTTACTTCACCACACATAGGATAACTACTTTCGCCATCCTCGTTGGAGCTATTTGTTTCTATATCACTTTCAAACACCTTAGCGGTATTTTGTGCCTCTGGATATTGCCCTGATAAAATCTCATTACAACGAATATATTGAATTTCTCTTTGTTCAGCTTTCCCAGCACCTTCGATAACTGAACTAAACTCGCTGTAATCAACATAATTGAACTCTTGATATTTCCTTTCTGAAGAAGCTGTTTGTCCTGCCATAGGATAGTTTACGTCGCCACCTGAAAACTTTGAAGTGTTTCTAAGAGTAGTTCCAAACACCTTGGCAATATTATTTTGTCGAGGATATAATCCGCAAATCGTGACCCCGCACAAGGGAAACCTTGATAATCCATCTTCAAACTCTGTATATATCCGCACCCCTGTATAATCCTCAACACCATAAGAAGGCTTTCCGCCAGTAGGCTTTATCTTCATAACTTCTTCATCAATGACTCTTAAATCGCTTATATGGCTTGGTTTTTTACTCCTAAGATACACAATGAATTCAGCCCATCTTTCAGGGTCATGGATGTAAAATGGTTCGATATATGACTTCTCATATCCCATAGCCCTAAGAGCCAGAAGTATTCCTTCATTGGTTCCAGCCTTCTCAGCGATAACTTTCTTAAGCATCAGCCTGTTTCTATAGTAATCATCACCCTCATTGAGTATTCGCTTCATTCCTCGGTCTTTGCCATGTTCATCAAGCATCTTACCTGAAGCACTCACAATCATGGATTGTTCTCTTACTTTGAAGATATCTTCCTTGGTCTGGTCAAATATCTTACCCAGCACTTTGAAGAGTATATAAAACTGGTTCTTTTGTTTTGAGACCTTCTTAAGTGGACTATGAAGCAGATAAAACATATAATCCTTAAACTTTTCAAACATAGCCTTACACCTTCTCAATAGTAAGGTCTACATTCCCAAGAACGATAACCTTATCATTTTCTAAGATGACATCATCAGCAGGAGTATTGATTTTAATGTTCTTCAGGATGTCAATATCCTTCTTTAATGCGAAAATCAAATCCGACTTATAGAACTCATTAAGGTTCCTATTCTTTGTCATCTTAAATGCCTCTATAATCGTTGACATTGCCTTTTCCTCAAGTCCTGTATCATCAGAAAGGGAAGAGATATACAAGGTCACATTTAAGTCCTGTGTGACTACCTGTGCCGATTTAACCAGTAGGTTATCATAAGGAGCCTTAATCTTGTCCGCTGCTTCTTTTACTTCATCAAGAAGACTTTGAGTAGCTTCTCCAGCAGTGGAAGTGATGATAATATCGACTGTGCCTTGACCCCTTGGATGCATGTCATCCACTGTGGCAAATAATACACCTGGTACTGCTTCACAAACATTCTTGTATTTGTCTCTAATAGGGTAAGCTGATAGCTCCGCCCACGAGTTTAAGGTTCTTTCCCTGAAGCTTTCCTCGCCTTCGAGGTCACTTCCCTCCTGAGTGATCCAGCCGACCTCGTTGGTAATTTCGTCTATACCTTCAATGTGAATCAAGGACTTTTTAATCTGTCCTGAAGGAAGATTGTACTTGCTGCCTTCCTTTTCAGCTTCCACAAGCACCTTAACAGTAAGGTCATCTTTCCCCATCATTACATCTTCAAGAACTATAAAGGCGAACTCTTCACCGTTGATGTCCTGCTCTGTCTTAAAGACATATCCTTGAGGTATCTTTATACTTGTGCCTGCTGTGGTTCTTTTCAAAGTCACATTTCCTCTGGTCTTTGTTGGGTCTTTCTTTTTCTTTGAGTAGTCAGCACCCTTGAGCTCTAGCCATATTCCTTTCGCTGAAGAGACAAACATATTTGATAAAACAGTTCGAAGAAGCTTCACAAGCTCAATTCTTATCTGAATGAATATCATAATAATTGTGAAGAATATACCGCCACTACTAAAATTGGTTATGTCAAAGCCTTCTTCTTCAAGCTCATTTACTATCTGATTTTTAAGTTCTTCTCTGTCAGGTACAGGAATAACCTCGTCAAGGATTTTCTCGTCCATCATTACACAATCACCACCTCTGCTTTAACCCTATCAAGAGCGAGGTCAAACTCCGCTTCTTCCTGATAGTCAATGCATCTAAATTTTACATTTATCAGGAATCTATCTTCCTGATTGGTTATTTTTATCTTAATTGAATCAATGTCCACCTCTTGTCGCTTGCCAAGCTTTGTGATTATCCTTTGTTTCATTTCAGTTCTTGTGAGCTCGTCATCCTGAGCCTGTATGAAGTCCAGAAGAGACCAGCCATATTCTTCATCATAGAAGACTTCTTTTTCTTGAGTGAGAGCTTCACATTGTATGTCTTGCTGAAGGCATTCAAAATCAGAGATTAAAGCTGCATCCCCATTGGCTGCCTTTGCGATTTTCAATTCATCAAGCCTTATATCAGTGTCATAAAGTCCTGCCATCATATCACCTTCCCAAGGATGTAAACATGACTAAGCTTTCCGTATAGGAGAGTAACAGCCACAATATCGCCAAGCTCAAAGACCCTGTCAGATTTCACTCTTGGGATTTCAGGAAACCTTGTGTCAACTGCCTTGCCTTCATCAAGGATTTTTAAGTTGTACTCATTTCCTGAAACCTTGGTTATCCTTGCATAGGTTGTGCTTGGATGCTCTATGTGGGGATAATCTCTTTTGAGGATATTCTTTGTTTTTGATTCAATCATAGTCTCCATCATACTCATTGTTCATCACCCTTAAAATAGATTTTGCTTCTTACAAAGCCATTGCCAGTGGTTGAGAATGCTATCTTAAACACTTCAAATTCTCCTGATACCCTTGGATGGGATACCTTTATTTTCTGAGAGTGCTTTATAAATGGAGCCGATATGGTCTCCAGCTCCCAAAGCCCATTAATAAGATTTAGGTCTATGATGTTAGAAGCATATTCAAACTCATATACCTTGCTTTGGCTTGGCTTCGCTCCCCAGTAAAAGGTCTTGTCTGTGAAGAAGAAGAGCTCTTTAATCTTCCAAAGAGTATGTATCTCCTCAATAACATCAATGACACTTTTCCTGAATATAGGGACTACATTCTTTTTAGGATAGACCTTAGATGATAGCTTAAAGTTTTGTATGCCTGCTTTGTTTAAGCTGTATCTAAGCATTTCCTGTGGTGTAGCTTCAAGAAATGTATTGGTGATGATGGTCTCCTCAAGCTTAATCATGTCATCCTTTAAGATGATTTCATTTTGAGAGCCTCCACCAGCATTGACAGGCTCTTTGGCATATCCCTTAAACACATCATCCAGATTGCCATTATAACCAAGCTTTATGACTGCCTCGTCCAGCTTGTTTATTGATACCTTCTCATTGAATTTTTCTGTAAAACTTACCTTCGCCCAATCAAAATAGGAGGTCTTTGAGGAATATACTTCGATTTCGACCCCACGATTGAAAGAGTAGGAGCCGACTTGTGCCTTTATCTCTGGATAGAAAAAATCATTTACCTTCAAAGTTACCACCTCCTAATATGGAACTACTCCAAGTCTTGATTTATAAGCCACTGCATTTGCTGTACTGTCTGTTGCGGGGGACTTATAGGTCTTATCTTGAATCTTTGGAGCCTTGCCTCTGTTTGCCAGATATTTTCTATATTCATCATCAAGGCTGACCGCAGTATTTGTGCTTTTCGTGGTTGTGCTTGAGGTCTTTCCTTATGTCTTGCTTGTTGCTTTACTTGAGGTTGAGCTCTTGGTTGCTGTAATAGTGATAGGGATGTATTCCCAGAACTCAATACTTACTGATATCTCACCCTTGCCACTGGCTTCTTTTGTGGTTAAGTCCTTGAATATAACCTTTGTGATGCCCCTTGTGCTTGTATGCTCGTTGACTATCTCATGGACTATAGGCTTTTCTTGTCCCGCCTTTTTAAAAAGGTTCTGGATGGTCTGAAGCTTTTCAAGAGCTGTCTTTGTTCCATCATCAAAGAGCCTAAGCTCAAGGTTTAGCTTTGCATCACTGTATCCAGTAGCTTGTTTTGGCTTTGTGCTTTTTCCCTTTACGTCAACTTCCTCAACGTTGGCACTGCCTTTGATTTCAAAACTCTTAAAAACACCAGGAAGGATAACTCCTCCCACTTTGACTGTACTTTCATCAATAATTAGCATTCGTTATCCCTCCTTATGCATTGCTTGGTTCTGGGTTGTTTGAGTTGTTATAATCTTCAATTTCCTTCAGGAGCTTCACCAGTAGTGGAAGCTCTTTGATTTTCTCTATATCAACATTGATATTGATATATTGCTTTGTACCTTCGTTTTTCTCCTTGGTTGATTCTTCTTTGTACTGAGCTTCACGCTCCTTGGATATTTCTCTAAGCGAAACCTTTTCGACTTTTCTTGGTTCCATAGAGTAGTCACTGCCCTCGGTTGCATCCTCATAATTTAGGTCAATACCTTTGAAGGCTTCCTTTGTTGTCTCAGCAGGCAGATGCTTTGTCTTCATCATACCTGTGTTAATAGTCTCAAATACACGCTTACCTGAAAGGGTAAGGGTAGAGAGCGGACCCTCTTTGGCATCACTGAAAGGAAGTAGTTTCCTGATTTTCGATAATCCGCTTTTAACCATTTCAACTGGTGCTGATATGGTCTTTTTGATACCACTTGCCAAGGTCTCCATAATCTTCTTTCCTGAATTCAAAACATTAGGCAAGAAGTTTGTGAAGAAGTTTGTAAAGCCTGTTTTTATGCCATTCCATATGTCAGAGAAAAAGGCTTTTATCTTGCCCCAGTTTTTAAATATCAGCATTGGCAGTCCGATAAATGGGAAGATAGCTGCTATAAGTGCCACAAAGCCATTCGGCATGGATGCGACCTTTTCTTTTATCCAGTTGAAGGCTCCAATTACACCCTCAACAGCAGCATTCCACACACCAGTCAAGAAGGATACAACAGAATCCCAGTTTTGCCATAACAGCACTAATGCTGCTATAAGAGCGACAATTCCAATTATTACCCAAGTGATAGGGTTTGCCAGAAGTGCAGCAGTGAAAGACCACACCGAAGCGATTAGTCCTGGCATTGCTTGAACTGCTGTGACAACTGCCTGCCTTGCCATATTCACCATGCCAAGAACCATCTGTTTGATGGCATTGGCTCCATTGATAATGGCTGCTTTACCCATCTGAATGATTGATGTTGCCACGCTCTTGATTCCAGTTACCGCTGATGAAGCAAAGGTTTTTATGCTCGTAAATCCATTTTTGATAGCATCACCAGCGTACATGGCTCGTATTTGCATGGTTTCAAATAGACTTGGTATACCTCGAATAGCACCAGCAAGCTTTTTAAAGTTTCCAATAGTTTTAGTGACAACTAATCCAGCACCACCTACAACGAGGTTGAAAGCTCCTAGAGCCATAAGCACAATGCCAAGTGCAACAACAAGCTTCATAACTACATTTACCGCTGTCTTGTGGTTAGAGACAAAATTCCTAAGCCAACTAACAACCGCAAAACCTTTGTCTAGCATTCCATCAAAAGTAGGGAGGAGTTGATTGCCTATTTCCTCTTTTAAGTTATGAATTTGTTGTTTCATTATTTCATATCTAGCTCCTGGGTCTTTATTCATAGCCTCAGCCATGTTAGTAGCCATCACTGTGCCTTGACCCATCGAGCCATATAACTCAACTATTCCTGATTGTAATTCGTCAGTTCTGGTCTTTAAAAGGTCAATTACAGCTACTGCTTCCTCAGTTCCAAAAGCCTTTTGTAGTTCCATTTTTTCCATTGCGTCAAACGTTTCGCCATATTTGCCCTTTAATTCAGCAATAATCTCTGGCATGGAGCGAAGTTGATTGTTTGCATCCAAGAAGGATAGTCCCAGTTCGTCTCCAGCTTTGGCAGCACTTTTTAGGAAAGCTTTATATTTTGTTCCCGCTTCACTGCCTGACATTGTTTGCTGTAAAAGTCCCAGTATTGCAAGTTGTTCTTCAAGCGGAACTTGTGCCGAAGTAGCAGCAGCCCCCAGTGTTTGAATAGAGCCAGCCATAGCAGAGCCCGTTGTTTTGAACTTCTGTACAGATTGAGAGATTCCAGCAGAAAACATCTTTCCAAATTCAATATCGCTCATTTCAGAATAATATTGTTTATAAATACCGTATCCCGTAGCAAACAATGAAGTCATTTCGTCAACCGTTGATTTAGTGGCTTTTCCAGTTAAAGCGGAGAGTTTTGTGTATTCTGCAACACCCTCGTCAGATAATGAAGATATCCCTGACTTAATATCATAAGCCGCAGCTATAAAGTCAGCCTTTGTTGTTCCAGACCATTTATCAGAGAATTCAGTTCCTGCCTGTTCAAGTGCTTTAAGGTCTTGGATTCCTACAGAGCTAAGCTCTCCTAAAGCTTTCTTTGTTTCAAAGGTTGCTTCAACAGGGGAGAGTGCTGCTGATGCAAGTTCTTTTCCAAGGAGTCCCATAGCCATTCCTGATTTTGCCATGTTAGAAAAGCCCTGCTCGGCTCTTTCAAGTCTACCAATGGTCTGGTCTAAGTTTTGGTTTATCCTTGCAGTCGGACCCGATAGGTTGTCAATCATATTGACAATGACTGATAATCTGAATACTGATTCCAAGCTCACACTCTAATCCCCCCTTTCAGCAAAGACCTTGGAGATAGCTCTTGCCATTATGTTTTCTTCTATTTCCTGAATGTATCTAGCTTTAGCAAGAGCCTCCATAAACTCGTCTATATCCATATCATTTAAGCCTTTATCCAGTAGGTTTAGAGGAACATATTTCATGATTTCAATTGTTCCAGCTTCTATGAAGTTGTTTTTAATACTCCATAGATGTTCCTCTAAAGTAGCTTGAAATTTGTTGATTTAGGCAATCCTAACATAGTAAGAAGCTTTTCACCTACCCCTAAGCTAAGAGCAGGATACTTCTCAAGTTTTTCCTCAACATCCGCAAGCTGCTCTTCAACAATATTGTCACGAACAAAGTTATTCATGGCTCTTATGGCATCCTTAGACACTTCCTTGACGTATCTGTTGAAGGATGCTGCCTTTGGTTTTGTGAAGTAATAAGTCAACTCCAGTGTTTCATATTCGCCCTCTGGCTCAATTTCTGTTGTAACCTCGTAAATCTTGCCATGCTTCTTCTTGAGCTCTTCAACATTTAAGTCCTTTTTCAATAAATCCTTTTCTTTATTTTCCATTTGAATTGACCTCCTAAGATTAATATTTGTCATTTATTTTGCGATTTTTTTACATTGGACTGAGTCCGTCTCTCTCAATTTCACCCACAACCAAAAGGTCTAGGTCAATCTTTAAGGACTTGTCGCCCTGTGCATTCTTATGACTTACCTTTGTGATTGTAACCAGATTAAGAACATCCGTCTTGGTTCTTTGGTAAGGATTCGCAAAGCTCACAGTGATTTTAGGAATCACAAGCTTATAAAGCCCTACACTTTGACGTTTGCAGTATTTTATCAAGTCGTCAAAGTCATCACGAAGCAGGCTCATTTTAGCGGATGCCTTATAATTTCCTTCACCATATCCTCTAGCTCTTTGACCCTTGCCATAGACTGTCTCTTTTTCAAGTTCATCATCATAACTTATCTCTTGGGCTTCGATTTCAAGACCTGGTATCTTGATGGTGATGTCGCCCCAGTCATAGGCTTTACCATTTATTACAGCCATCTAACTCCCTCCTAACTTAGTAATGGGTTTTCCATTCCCATGTCGATTTCAATTTCTCTGATATGTCCGATAGGGATATATCTGATTTTTAAAGCTAATTTCTCAGTTCCAAGGATGTCCTGTCCTTCAGGGATGATGATTCTTACTGAAGATATTTCCTTTTGTCTTATCATTGTGTCCCCAGGAATCTGAATAAATTTAGCGATCGCTTCAAGGCTACCCTCTGGGTCAGACATATCTACCTGAGATTGAATCTGAAGGAGAGCTTCTTTTCTTGTTTCTCTTACAAGCTTATTGGACACCCTCACACGCTCAGCATACTTATAGTCTGAGCCATCCCCCGCCATCATTCTTGCATTGGTTACATAAAAACCCTCAAGTCCTACATACTCCCTAAATGTGAGATACTTTGCTTCATCCAAAGCACCGATACTGTCCTCGATACCTTCAGGTAAAAGCTTCAGTATTCCTGAAATAGGGAAGGTTCTTGTTTCACCGATAGACTGCTGAACATCAGCTCTTGAATATAGACCACATACAATAGAAGCACCGTTCACATCCCTTATAGAGCCATCCATTTTGGTGTATAAGGCTCTTGCAGTAACCACTTGGATGAAGTAGGATACAAGCCCCTTTCTTTCAGTGATAAGGCTCTGAGCGTATTCGTCCACCGTTTCATCAGCGTTCTTGTTTCTAGCCTCAAGAACAAAGAAGATAGGCTTAAAATAGGTATTGAAGAACTTTTCAGCTTCAACCGCTAAAGCAGCCCAAAGAGCCTTCGTGGATTCTCCAACCACATGGATGTATTCAAAGTTAAGGCTTGAGTTCTTCAGCTTATCCAAGGCATTTAAAACATCCTGATTGGTCATCTGTGGTGCAATGGTTGAGAACTTAATCACATCATCTGTCATGAAGGAGCTCTCCACCTCTGTATCCTCAGTGAATTTCAAGGTCAATCCTGTTTCAGGAAGTTCAAAGCTGCCACCCACTGGAAGAGTGGTTTCGTCTGAAAAGCTGTAACCACCGTCTATGGAATACTTAAAAGTTGCTTTGTTAAATCCACCACTTTCAATGAATTTAAGCTCTACATCATAGGAATTGTTAGGCTTGCCTTCGATTGTGCAAGTTCCTTTTCCAGTCCCTGTCTTGGTGATTTCCCCAACAGTTCCATCTGTAGAGGCTTGAACTGGTATACAGTAAATAACATTCGACCCAGCCGATACACTGTCCATGCAGCTATCTGCAAGAGGACTGTTTCCAAGCTTTTCTTTAATCTTTTTTACATTCATGCCACCAGTGATGGTAATTGGAGCAGTTGAGACAATAGGGGATACTCCAATTTTCACATGTGCCCCTTCACCTTTAACGCTGGAAGCTCCAAGACCTCCATCCGTTATATTTATCTTTACGTCTCTTAACATCATTTCACCGCCTTTCCTCTAAGAGGAGCTCCAAGAAAGTCCTTTACAGCACTTTCAAATTCTTTTTTTGTCGCCATTCTGCCATTCGCCCAGCCCATAAAAGCTTTGACACCAGCAAAGATGGCAGTATCAATTTTCATTTCATCCGCCAAGGCTTCAACTGCAAATTGTTCCTCGGCTTCTTTTTTAACTGCCATTTTTATTCCTCCTCAACATTTTCGATAGTTGCTTCTTGTAAGTTTCCATAAACACTGTCTTTGTAGATTCCGCCATCAAAGCGTATTAGTATTTGAACAGCCATCTTACTCCTTAAAATACTGTCCTTTTCATCCACCCACTCAGCTCCTTCAATCTCAAGATAGATGTAATTGCCCTTTTCATCCAGAATGCCTCTGTCCAAAGACTCCATAAACTTAAGAAAGATTTCTTCACATTTACTGATAGAGTATTCACCGATCGTGACAGAGAAGTATGACTGTCTATTAAATATCTTGGTTCGTTTCTTCTTGTTTTCGCCCTCAGAATAGACCTTCTTTGAGCCACTTCTTGTGAAGTTTTCCTTTTCAAATAAGACAGCTCCAACGTGGCTATCTTGGCAGAGCTTAAGCTCCTTTTCTGTCGTGCGAACCTTTCCCTTTATGCCAGATTCTTTGAGTTTCCCTTCTAAGTAATCCATGCAAAGCCCTATCATTATTCATCACCTGCCACAAGTTCTTGAAGTGTTTCTTTGATTTCTTCCATATCATCTTCGCTGATGCCAAGGAAGGGACGTGCTGGAATATTGACAACAACTTTCTTCTTTGTAACCCAGCGACCGCCCACTCTGAATCTTAATCCTTTGGAGTTTCTTGCCCTGATGGTTCTGCCTTCGTCTCCAAATTGGTGAGTGGCTGCATATTTCTTGTTAGTTCCTACAGCAAAGCCACTGCTGCTGGCAGATGCTTTTATACTTCTTCTCAAAAGAGCGGTATTTGTCAAGGTCTTTGCATTTTCTTCCTGAGCTCTTAGAGAAGGTTCCCAAGGCTTTCCGTCTGGGTCTTCTTCATCTTTGAATCTTTGTATCGTTGAAGTCCTGAGTGCTTCAGCAAGAGTGAGGTTTGCCCCTCTAAGGTCTATATTTTTTAGTTTTCCAAGCCTTTTCATCAGAGCTCTTACATCACCCTCAAGTCTTATGCCTGCCATATCATCACATCCCTTTTAAGGAGTTTCTGCTAAACAAGCGAGTACTGGAATTCATGTTAAAGCCTGTATTTGCCCTTGCTTCAATTTTCTTGGCTCCAATATCAATAACACCCTTGGCGATATTTTCAAGGAACCTGACCGCTGCCTTGTATCTTGTAAGATAGTTTGATTCTCTTTCGCCTTCATCCATGCCAGTTCTTGAAAATAGATTGTATAGAGCTATATCCTTTGAAAATTTATTGATGACTTTGGGAGTAGAGGAGAGAGGGACAGGATATCTCTTAGCAAGATATCCGTCAATTTCTCCATCCGCATCCTCAATAGCTGCCTCCACCAGAGGTAATATTTTAGCCTCTCGTTCAGTGATATCCTCAATGTACTCGTCACCAATAATCATGTTCATAGCATCAGACTTAATCATTTCCATGACTTCTTGTGGTGTGCTGTACATCTAATCACCTACACTTCTTCGCCAGTAGAGCCATAAGCCATCTGCCAGAATCCATAACCAGCGTTTGCTCTTGAATGTACTCCATAAAGGAATTGTTTTCTCATGAATACATTTTGGTCATTATCATTAGTAAGGGAGTCAAACTTTGGCTTCTTTCTTTCTTGGTAGATAATAGGCTTTAAGGCTTTTACTGTACAAAGCAAGTACCATGCTTCATCTTCTCCAGCAAGCTCAGGAATAACCAAAGGCTCTGCTGTGCCTTTATAGATATTGGTTGAACCGTCCTTCATATCAGCAAGAAGGATTTCTCTTGCTTTTGTTTCAAGAGCTGGAGGGACTGCCAAAACATTAGGGATGATATTTAAGCTGTCGCCATTTTCATCCTTAAGAGACATCATGAAGCTTCTTGCAGCTCCATAGCTCTCATGAGTCAGTTTCTTTGTTCCTTTGTTGCTTACAGTCTTTTTACCAACCTTGTGAGCATCTGAGAAAAATGGCTTTCCGTCATAGCATGTCAAAGTGAATCCATCCTTAAGGAGCTTGAAAACCAATGTATCTGGAAAAGCCTTTGTACTTTGTGCAATATCCTGAATAACAGGATTGTAAATACCAAGCTTATCATCCTCAATGTCGTTTCTATCAACACCGATAGTAAGCTCAAAATCTTTGTTTTTGATAGTGTAGTCAGAAGCTGCCAAGTTCTGAATCTCTCTATCACCAATCCATTCCCTCATTCTTGGGAGTTTACCAAGCCACTTGTAATTCTCTTCGCCTGTTTCTGATGGAACCTTTGTGGCTACCTTATCCCAAAGAGTAGGTGTCTCTGTAAACACTTTATTGAAAATTGTCTTAAAGCCTGTTGTGATTCCTTGTACTGCCTGTTGATTTACTAACATTTCACATTCCCCCTTCTTAAATTAGCTCGACAATCACTTGGTCATTATCTAAACCAAGGACTTTGCCTGCTTTTGATGTTCCAGTTGATAGCATAGTCACTGTTTCGTCATCCAGTACATAACATTCTTTTAGGATGTCAGCCTCTGTCACTGGGTCTGTAGTATCGTTGTTGTACTTGAAGACACCACGTCTTACCTTGATGGTCTTTGCACCATTGACACCACCAGCACCAGTATTATCAACAAACTCCTCAGCTCTTCCTGCTGTTGTCAAGTCCGCTGCTGTTTTTCCCTGAACTGCAAAGCCAGCATCAATCATGACAATTCCACCCTCATAAATCTTGGTATTAGCCTTTACTGGCAGAATAAGTGTTTTGCCATCTGATATCTCTACTGTGTTTCTTCCTGAAGTAAGAGCCATCTATTTCACTTCCTTTCCGTATTTCTCAAGGTCTTCACTGTCTACACCAAGCATTTTGCACACCTTCATAGTGGTTTCGCTGTTTTCAGTAGACTTTTTCTTGTCATCCCCAAGGTTAAGCTCTCCCATTGGAACAACTTGAGGAGCTTTTTCAACAAACTTCTCAAAGCCTGTAGGGTCTTTTAGAGCGTATTCCTCAGCCCATTCCTTTTGTGCTGCTGAAATTTTGCCAGCCTTCATGGCTCTTAGAACCAGTTCGTCACCATCTTTCTTGTCAAGTCTTTCCTTAAGCTTGTTGAATTCACTTACTGGAACAAAGCCTGTAGGATTCTTAAGAGCCATGATGGTTGATGTGACATCCTCTGTTTTTGAGTTTTCATCAAGTCCCAAAAGTCCAAGGATAGTCTTGTTTGCCACAAGCTCTTCCTTTGGTTCACCGTCTTTCTTTTCATCCTTCTTATTGATAAGTTCCTTAAGTGCCTGCATTATTTGCTCTTCTGTAGCATCCTCTGAAAGTCCTAAAAGAGCAGCCAATTTTTTAAGTAGTTCCATTTCATTTCCTCCTTCAATTTCATATTCTTTAAGGTCTACTTCTTCTGAAGCATCCTTATTGACGATAGGGTACATATTGTCAATGGCTGGTGTGTTGGTAAGAGCCACCGAATGAAGCACAACAGCCCTTGAATCTGATTTCCTTGTTAAGACAACAGGGGAGAGGTACTTGTATTCTTTATTCTTCAAGTATTCCTGTGCCTTTGGTGTCCATTCCACCTTTGCCACAACAGCTCCATCTTCCATCTGGATATCCTTTATCCATCCACCAGCAGGAGCCTGAACATTCTCTAAGGTCTGATGTTCATAATCGACTACAATATCAAGACCTCGCTTTTTGAAAGTGTTCTTCATGAGGTTAAAGCTTTCTTCATCTACAACAAAGTTGCCTTTTAGTGAAGAAACGTGACCCATAGGAAGAATCTTTATGGTTTCTGGGACACCTTTTACCTCAATAGAATTTGCTATGATTCTAAGTCCATTTTTCATAGGATAGATTTTCCACCCCTTTCTATAAATTTATCTCGTTAAATAACCCCGTTATCACGCGTGATAACGCATGTTATTTTATTGAGTGGTATGTTTGGTTGTCCAAGCCTAAAAAACTCAATACAGGGCTTTTATTTTGGTTTTGAGGTTTGTCTTTTGTTAAATGCCTTTTTAAAGCTTTCTGGATAGTCTTTTAAGTCAGGTTTAAAAGGAGTCTTGGCAGGGTTTGTGTTAAAGTTGTGGTCAGGAAGTATATTGACAAACACTCCATTCACCTCGCCTGCTCTTGGCATTTCACTCTCTACCTTCAAGCCTTGCTGTTTTACTTGCCTTTCTGATAGAGTTCTGACTCCACATCTGCATCTATAACCATTGGGAGGATACCAAGTATCCCAAACAGGGTCATCAGCTCTGTAGACTCTTCCATCCATTGCCCTGTGCGATAGCCTTGTTTTATTGTCATTGACTGCATCATATTGCCAGTAGGGTCTTAGCTTCATCACCGTTGGGTCTGTCATTTGTTTGTGATGTCCTACTGCATAGGCAGTCTGTACATTGGTTCTAAAGATATTGTCAGCTTGAAAGCTTGTAATTCCTGTGTAACCTTTTGTTTCAAGGAACTCATTTATATCCTTTTTGAACTGCTCCATAGTGGTTCCATCTTCTATGGCTTTTAAAAGCACCTCATGGAACTTATTCAGGACTTGTATTTGACTATAACCTGATACAGTAAAGGCTAAGGCTTTGTATTCTTCAGATATTTTGTAAAACTCTTTTGAGGTTACAGGAAGCTTATCCCCAAAGTATTCTATAGCTTCCTCAAACTTTAGAGGCTCGCCTAATAGCTTAATCAGGTCTTTCATTTTCCTTCATCCTTCCCAACATATCTGAATAAAACATCACCTTATGAAGCAGTTCCTCAAGCTCCTCACAGTCCATTGATTCATATAGTTTTTGAACCATCTTGTCGTTTTGAAGCGTTTCTTTGATTTCTTCCAAAGAGCTAGAAGAGTTCACAAGATTTAATACTGGCTCAAATATCTTCATAAATACTTGAGAGCTTTCTTCCACTGAGTAATCTATTAGCTTATCAATCTTCTTTTGATAGTCGATAGAGAGCTTGTCGAGTTCCTCTTTTGTGGGTTCCTTTGCAGCATCATCCTTCAATACTTTTAATTGGTTCTTAAATTCCATCTGTGAATTTCTCATACTTGGAGGAACAATCACATCCTCATTGGCTTCTGGCTTTGGTATGCTGAACTTTTTATAAATGTGAGCGGATGCTATTTTAAGTCCTATCTTATTTATCAGCGTGTCATATATCTCCGCTGTTTCCTTAAGGTCGCCAGCTTCTTCACAGTCGAATCTTAAATAAGGAATCCTTTTATCCTCTCCAAAGTTGAAAAGTACAAGCGGTCTTATTAAATCTCTCCTGATGGTAGAAGCTAAAGCTTTACAGTCCGCCACTGTGAGGTCGTGTCTTACTTCATTGTGGGTCTTGCTCTGTGCATAGGAGCCACCGCCACTGTCTGAGGTTAGCGTTTGACCGAGTATCGCCTTTGACATTTGCTCGTCGCAGAATCTCGCTAAAGATTCATAGACATTGATTGAGGTTGTCTTTGAGCTCTCCTTGAATTCAATCTCTGTATTATCTGGTATGATTCCAGCAGCATCAGTGCCAAGCATCACAAGAGCCCTCATTAAAGCTTCTTTGTCTTCCTCAGATGCTGAAGGATTATACTTCCCAAGTCTTAAGGGCATCCCAAAGACTTCACAGAAGGAAACCCAGTCCTTGACATCATAGTTTTTGAACAAATACATCCAAGCCACCACTCGAAGCACACCAGCACGAGAAGGATGTCCAGAGCGTGCCTTATATCTATGGACAATGAACTTGTTTTCAGGAAGTTCTATTCCCATTGGCTGCTCTTCAGTCATGACTTTCAATGTGTCATTTTCATCCCAGAAGAACTTCTTTTGATGTCTCCACTTAATATCATCAATGACATACTTTCCGCCATCTGTGCCCCATATAATTTCACTTGTGGCAATTCCTTTGCCTATTGCATCCAAAAGGTCTAAGAATACATCCTCTATGGATTCAATGCTCTCAATCTCTTCCTTTACAAAATCAGCAATCCTTTTGTCATATTCATCATCAGAGAAGGGGATTACCTCAAAGTCAAGCCCTGTCACTGCATTTTTACGAGTTTGAAGCTGTGAGAATAGGTGAGGGTCTTTCTCTTCCATTTCCTCAAAGAGCTCCATCTGTCTGAGTGCATCTCCTGAATCTGCCTCCCTGAAAATCTGTGCCAGTCTTGCAGGAGTCAATCCATTTGATGGGTAAGTGGAGTATTTGTCTTGCACCTGAACTGCTGCAACTTCTTCCATAATGGGCTTTGTAAATTTGCTTTGAATGTAGTTAAATGCTTTTTTTATCAAGAATCCTCACCTCCTTAGTACGCTCCTTTTTTAAATCTTAAGGCTCTTGAGATAACCGACTTGTAATCTACCTTTGTACTGCCTTTTATCTGTAGAGCTATCCTTAAAGCCATTTCAAAAGTGTCAGGAGCATCATCATTTTTGCCCATTGGGTATTCAAGCATCTGCTTGAGTAAAGTCTTATGTTTCTTGCTGAATTTAACATATTTGTTTTTGACAAATGGCTGTGTACTTTCGATTCTTAGGTGCTTTGATTGTAAATTGTAGATTTCTTCAATAGGAAGCATTTCTCCAGCTTGACGACTTCTTTCAGCCATTATGTCTTTGAAAAAGTGTTGGAACTGAATGGACTCAACTCCAAACTTAAAGAACCCTTTGTTAAAATCTCTTTTGAGTCTTTTCTGCATTTCAATTGAATCCTCAATGATTGCATCTGGTTTCCTTTTTTCAACGCTTGCCTCAACCACATACATATATCCAGTCTTGAGGTTCTTTGCTAGAGCTATGATGGCAGAGGTATCACTTTTCTTGTTTTTCCCTAAAGAAGGGTCATTTGCACCAATGAATATAAAGTCAGGGAGTGAAAAGTCAACATCACTATCCTCGTAAAAATCGAACCATTCTTCGTTAAAGGTACATGAATCAGGGTCGATAGGGTCATTCTGAATCTCACTATTAAAGGATGCTTCACCTTCTGAGATTCTCACTATCATCAAGTCGTAATATGAAAGCTTCGCCTCCCATAAAACGCTAGTACCCTCAAGCATTTCCTCCTTGTTTGCATCAAAGAACTCCTTAGCATCTTCCTGTCTTGCTGGATTTTCAAGGTCAGTGTATATGGTTTCCCATACATCCCAAAGGTTTTGGTTTTCAGCAAAGCTGATGACCCCTCGGTATTTTACACAGTGATATTCAGGATTCCTTAAAACCTTTGAAAGCAAGGAATCTGAGTGAAGTATTGTTCCTATATAGACAATATCTGTGTATGTGTCCCCAGCCTTGGACACTGCTTTATAAAACCAGTTTTCCAGTTTCTTTCTTTGCTCTGGAGTGTTTACATTTTCGTCATTCTCAACATCATCAAGGACAATGAGGTCAGGTCTCCAGTTTCTGTGTCTTCTACCTCTTATCTTTTTCCCTGAGCCGATAGCTTCGACTTTGATATCTGTTGATGTGAGGATGACTCCTGTTTTCCATACTTTTTTACCTTTTAAGTTTCCAAAGTCCTCATGGATAGCCTTATTATCTTCAAGCTCTGTTTTGATATCTGCAAGGAACCCTTCCGCTTGATCGGAGCTATCAGATAATATAATAGGGTAGTGCTTGTATTCGTAAACTATGGCATGAAGCGTGTCTTTGAATGTGAAGTTTGTTGACTTCGCATGTCCACGAGGAGCAGCTATTCCACGTCTGCATCCTTTTTCCCTTGATATCTTTTTAGAAGATACAAAGGGATTCATGCCCTTTAAAACACCTTTAGACCATATTTCATCCAGCTCATTATGAAACTCAGGAGATTCTCTTATGAAGTAGTGGGGGAGGTAGGCTCTTCCAAAGTATGCAAGGTCTATGGCTCCCAGTCTTTTTCTTAGTCCTTTTTCTCCTGTGAGGGAAGCTCCTTTTTGGTACTCCTTTAGCAGTTCCGCTCTAAGCTCTTTATGGTCATTTCCTTTAGCGACATATTGCTCAAATAGATTCTTTTGGTATTCTTTGTCCTGTTTTATTTCAACGTCTTCGTCAGTATTTTCAAGCTGTCTTATATAATCATCTAATTTAATCATCTTCAATCACCTTAGCCTTTGCTTTTTCAAGTACCGCCTTAAGTTCTGTGGCAAGGCTTGGGTCTGACTTGATAAGTTTCATGAGTTCTTCTTCCATCTCTTCAAAAGCAAGCTCAGCTTTTTTCTTCATGTCATGCCTTATTTTTTGCTTATACACTTCAGTTCTGGCAACTCCTACAATGAGTCTGCCTGCTTTATCAAGAGGCATATCTTCGAACTCTTCCTGTGCATTTGCCATCTTAGAGGTAAGCCCACCCATTAAGAGCTGCATGGCTGCACTGGTATAATCTTCATTAGGATTGGCTCTTATAGCTTTAACCAGTTGGTTTGTTTGCTGCTGGACTTCTAGAAGTCTCTGGGATGCTTTATTGGTTCTTAGTGCATATCTCCCAACAGAGCTCTTGCTGATTTCTTCGCCACATTCTTCAAAGAGCCACTCTGATATCTCCTCATAGGTGATGCTGGTATCAAGGAGCATATCATCAATTTTGCTTTTGATTTCTTCAGGAAGCCTATCTATCTTGCTTGATATTCTCGTTCTCTGCCTTTCTTTTCCCATGTAATCATCCCTTACATGTCAATCCCATCATCTGGCTTTATGGAAAGGACAACAAGTTTTCCTTCACTGGAAAGCTTTATCTCGACATCCTCTCTGTCCATGTCGCAAAGCCTTACAGTGTTTTTAGTTTCAATGTGTCTTACTTCTATGTAGCCTTTGCCTTCCAGATAATCGAGACTTTCATTAATCTCTACATCATCAATATTCCTTGCCTTAAGTGCTGCTTCAAGCTCATAGATTTCAAAGAACCTTGTGCTAAACACATTGGCTACAGTTCGCATGATAATGCCATTAGTTCTTTTAAAATCCGCTGCCGATACAGCTTGTATTGATTTATTCATGTTTTTATCTCCTCTCTTTCACAAGTTGCATCAAGTAATCTTGTATTTTGTCCAGCTTCTTGTTTATTTCTCCGTAGGTTTGAGCGTGTTCTCTCTTGGTGATAAAGTCCCTTTGTACAAGTTCCTTATGCTCTGATAGCTCTTTGCCTACATTATCAATCTTTTCTGTGAGCTTTTCTTCTACACTTTCGAGCTTTTTCTCATTGTTACCAGTAGCCACTTCATTCCTGTTTATTTTGCCTTCAATGTCCTTAAGGGTCTTCACCAAGAAAAAACCAATTATGCCTACAACCGTTCCTGGTATTAGTCCTAAAATTACCGCATCCATGTTCATCATCCCACCATCTTAAGCCTTATGCTTTTCTTCTTTCATAAGTCTAACTTTGTCCTCAATAGTGCTCTTTACATAGCCCTCAAAGTCTCCAAGGCTTTCATTAAGAGCTTTCACATATTCAGGCTCAAGTGTTTTAATAATCTGGTCGTAGGCTCTGATTCCTAATTCCTGAAGCTTTTCTTTTCTGTCTCCATCTGAAATAGAAATATCTTTTCTGATGATGTCCGCTGCTGTTTGTTCAATTGCCGACACTGTTTTATTTGCTACATCATCAAGCCTGTAAAGTGCTTCAATGACAAGCTCCTTTTGTCTGTCATCTTGAATCTTTTCAGTTTCAAGCTTCAGCTTTTCAGTCAGCCTTCTAAGATAGAAGGTTGCATAAGCTCCAGCAAGTGTGATGCATGCTATCCCTATGCTTATCAATGTTTCGTTTAGCGTGCTTTGAAGTTCTTGCATCTGTGTATCCCCCTTTTAATTTTTTGAAATAAAAAAATACCAGCAAAGACGTTTGTCTCTACTGGTATTCTCTCAAATTTTACCTGAATACTCACCATGAAGCACTTCTATAATTTACTTCACTGCTTGCATTTCAAAAAGGTTTATTTGCCCTTCGCATTCTTTTGGGTTTATTATATCTCTAACCCACCGTTCGCACAAGTTATATTTTATTGCCAAATCTTTGTAATTCGCTCCGTTGAATTCTTTCCTAATCTTTTTGTCTCTAATCGGACGGATGACACTGTCAAGCTTCGGGATATACATATTGGTTCCACCAATCTCTTTGCATAAGTTGAGGAAGTTGTCGACTCCGATAATAGAGACTACATGCTGATAGAACTCAGGGAGCATATCAACGGTAAGTTCTTCTATCCATTTTTCATCCATCCGTAACCTCCCATATCTGCCTATTTTTTCATCATCATATCAAGTAGTTTCACGATAACTGCTGCAAACTCCGCCCAAGTAAGCTCGTCAAGTGCTTTGTGCTCTCCTGTGATTATTCCAAGCTCTTTCATCTTCTGGATGTATTTATCTCCCCAGTGTTCCTCTGCGACAGGCTCTTTGGTAATGAGATTTACAAGCTTAACGATATCATGTCCATATCCATCCCCAGGATAAGCCCATCCAGCTCCATTAGGATTGTTTTTATATCCAAGCCATTCCACATACTTTGAGCTGCCTCTTTTTACAAGGGAAAATCTTGGGTCAACACATTCCTGTTTCAATGGCTCTGTGGATGCATAGGCTTTAAGGTGTTGAATTTGAGCTCTTACTCCAAGTCTTGGATTGTCAAAGCTCGCTGCCTGTCCTTTTCCGTTTCCGTTTAAGGCTCCAATTCCTGAATAATTGTTTTGCTCTGGGACTACAATTCCACCATATTTGAAGTATCCAGTTTCCTTTAAGCTCTGAGCCCATGCCACGTCAGCTCTAACTCCTTCAATCTCAGCTTCTTCAATGAATATTTGTGCCAGCTCTTCAGTGGAGCAGTGGGGAAGGGCAGGGGACTTATTGCCCTTTAGTGCAAAGGAGACCATCTGGCTCAGCTTAGCCTCAGCTTTACCCATGATGGATGTCAAGGTATCAGTATCTTGCTTTAGCTTTAAATCCAAATATTTCACTATAGAGTCAGATATCGCTTTCGCTTCTTTGGCTAAGAAAGCTTTATCCTTAAGCAAGGAAGCATCTTCCTTATTGGTTAAGAATCCACCTTCGGTAATAATGGCATCTGTATCATTATCCCAAATTCGTCTAATCATATAATACCAATCGCTACCGCTTGAATTTAACTTTGTAAAATCTCGTCTTACTGGCATACCTGCTTTGGATAATCTATGTAAGATATCTTTCGCCAGCACGTCATCCTCTTTGTCATAATGTGCATGTATTACCTCAGCACCCCTCGCAGAAGAAGCTTCTGCTGCATTGTGATGTATGGACACACACAAGTTAGGGTTGAAGTTCGTTACAGTTTTCACTCTGACATCAGTATCAAGGGTTATATCCTTATTTCTTGTCATCCTCACTTCGGCATCATACTTCTTAAGATTTTCAAAGACCATCAATCCAACTTCAAGGTTTACATTCTTTTCAACTAATCCATTTCCTATGGCTCCTGTGTCGGAACCACCATGTCCAATATCAAGCATTACTTTCTTCACTTTTATTCCTCCTTATTTTTTAAAATCGAATATCCTGATAATATTGTCTTTGGCTTTCCAGAAGTCGCATTCCCTTATGATGTGTTCACCCAGCCAAATAGGTTTATCTCTGTGGCATTCATATACCTTTATGTCATCTTTTTTTCTCGTTCCAATGCATCTGCAATGGATGCAGTCTTTACAATTCATGATTACACCCTCAATGCACTTTATTTCTGAAAAGTAAAGCCATGCATCAATAAGGTTTCCTTGTCTTTTGGAAAGTCCTCATAAAGCTCTGGCTTCATGGAAAAACTTCCACTTTGTATCATCTTGATAAATCTATTAGTATTGGCTCTATTAACAGTAATACCTCTGTTTTTTAGAGCCTTTTGAATATCCTTTGTTTCTGCTGTAAGCTCAATCTTAAATTTCAGTACAGCCATAATCAACCCTCCTTATAGATTAATGATCGGTGCAACTACCTTCTCATAAAACTCCATAGCATTGTAAGAAGTTTCCCCACGAGCTCTGAGTTCTTCTTCAAATTTCTTATATTCCATTGCAAGCTTCATGACCTTTAAGGCTCCAATTTGTTCAGGTGTTATCTTGGTTTTGAATTTCGTGCTTGGAATGATGCAGCCTAATGCTCTTGGTAAATAGTAAATATCCCCATGCTCGTTCCATTCCTCAATAACTTCCTCGGCAAATTTATTGCGGTTGAGCCTTTGCTTTACTGGGGGAATGATTCCTTTTTCTCGAAGCTCCGCTCGTATTTCAGCTTGGAACCTCTTTTCCTTCTGGGTCATTTTCTTATACTTTTTCTTTGCCATCACATCACCTCTGACTGCTTTTGAAGCATTTTCTTGAGGCTTTCAATGAGCTTGTGGGCTTGCCAGCCTTTGAGCCATTCAATTCTTTCGGTCTTATAATACTTTTTCATGAAACCATTAAGGCGAGCAGGGTTATCCTTCCACCCAAGAGCTTCTTCCAGTTGCCTAATCTTCCAAATTTGCTCTTTGCTCGCCATTCCATTTCTGCTGTCGTTGTAGCTGTCTTTCATTTTCCCTAGTGCAAATATTACTCTATTGAGCTCCGTTCCTGTGCAAGCTCTCATACTGTCTTTTCCTGTTTCTCGCTCCAATATGGTGTATAGCATTTCCTTATCAAAGCCCAATTCTGAAGCAAGACCCCAGATAGTTTTTATCTGAGGTTTGCCTTTTTTAGCTGCCACTTAGTCATCACCCCTTAATCTGGAATACTTTCCTTGTTGGTCTCATAACCAAAGACATCATCCGTCTTAAGGGATGCACCGACCTTGATTAATGTTTCCATTGGCTGCTTCTTAAGTTCGTCCTTGTTGATGGTTTCTTTCACAGTGATGCAGCTTGTAAGCTTCATCATTTTAAGTTTTCTTATAGCTTCATCAACCAGCTTCTTTGGTATGCTTAACTTTGTGCTCTTCCTGAATCCAATAGTCCCATGAGTAAATATTCTGTTTTTCTTGCCATCCATATCGTGTCTGTTTTCTTCAGCAAACTCCTGCATTTCCTTCTCAAGAACTTTGATTTTGAGCTTATGAGGTTCAATCTTATCCTTGTATTCTTCCTTGATTTCAGCTATTTTCATGTTCATGTCGCCTTCTAGCTTTTCAATAGCGACCTCATTCTCAAGTATCTCCATCAAGTTCATGTCTACATCATCCCAAGACTTAAGCTTTGGGACACTTTCAATTCTTTTTCTTGCCATGTTATGACCTCCTTATGAATTTTCAATTTTTATATCTTTAATCGAACCAGCCATGACATCAAAACTGATGCCATAGGATTCGTTTAGGTTATACATTGCTTCCACTGGTAGAGCTTCAATCGCTTGTTTCCTGATATATGTTTCTTCAACAAAGTTGCAAATACGGTCTATTGTATCCTTCCTAGATTCAATTCCAGCATCAAGACTGTTTACAGCTACAGCGACAATATCTCTAAGTCCAAACTCTGAGTTGTTTTTCATAGGGTTAGCCTCCTTCATTTTTTTCAATTTGCCACTCTTTGTGCGAATTTGCGTCATCTTAAAGCATCATGATTGTAGTTGCACTTTTCACAATATCTTTGGTGATTGTTCCGCCTTCAAGTTCTGCAATATCAAGGCACTTATTCAAGACCTTAGTAAGCCATCTGATGCCACCCTTTGTGGTTCTTAGGATTAAGTTTACAATCTCCATCTTTGCTGAATCTGCAATGTTAAACTCAGATAATATGTTCAAAAGCTCAGCTTCACTCAAACCCTGTGTTTTATATACATAGTCAATTCTTGAATCTATCTGTCCATAGTTCTCGTTCATGCTTCTTTTTTTGAAGTGGTGCTCTACAGCAAGAGACCCAACCATGATTAATGAGTTGCCATATTCCTTGACGATATCGTGAAGGTTCCTGATGGTCTCAATCTTGTTTATGTTCTTGACAGGCATTATCTGGTCTATCTCGTCAAATATAAGTACCTTTGGATTATGAATGAGGTACTCAATAAGCTCCTCAAACATTTCACTCTTGGAATTAGCTTGAAGAACAGTTCCACAAGCTCTGCCGATTGCCTTAAGGATGTCTCTTGTTGCCATAAGGCAGTTGCATCTGATATATACCGCATTGCTTGAGCTCTTTACAAACTGTTTAACCGTTTCGGTCTTACCTGTCCCAGCATTGCCTAAAATAGCACTGAATCCATTAATGCTCTCTGTAGCTTTACACACTCCCAAGATGTTCTTTGCATCCTTTGTCAGTATAAAATCCAAGTCCTCAACAGACTTCTTGGCTTCCGTTACTTCTTTCTGTTCTGGATGTTCTTCCTTAAGCTTCTCAACTGCTGCCAAGAATTCATCCGATACCTTGCCACCGTCAACAAATTTACTTACCTGTGACCTACTGTAACCAAGTCTTTTGCCTATTTCTGTTTGTGTAACTCCGCTATCTATAAGTGAAATAATAAAAGTTTTAAGTTCATCAATTCTTAATTGTTCCATCATTTGACCTCCTATTTAGCTTGTAAGAATTCTTCGCCAAGCTTCTCGAAGAACTCAAGCCCCTTATTGTTTTCTATTTCAGTATCAAACTCTTTCTTCTCTTTGCCTTTGGCTGTATGCTTGTTCATCCTTACAACCTTAGCCTTATTGACTGCCTCTTTATTTCTAGGTGTCAGCATATTGTTAAGGGTTTCCTCGTCCACATAATCTTCAAGCATGTATCTTCTAACTTCGTCCTGACGTACCTCATAAGCCTTAATCGCTTCTTTGGTTGCTCTCTTAGCTTCAGCTTTGAGTTTGCCCCAACGTTTCATATCTTCATCAGTTGCATTCATGGACATTAGCTCTTTATTTTCTGCCTTACAAGTAAGTTTTCCATCTACATAAACATAAAGCTCACCGATATTGTTAGGGTCATATCTAACTACACAGCTTTTTCCAAAGTGAGGGATAAGCTTGTCGTCCCAGTAGTAAACACCAAACTTCTTGATACCTGATGAAGAAATGGTTTTGACCTCTGCTCTTAGCATCAACATGTCCAGTTCTTCTTCAGTAGGCATGTCATGTCTTATCAAGTCAACTTCCTTCATTGCTTCCATTGGTGTCTTTCCTCCAAGGGAAGAATGAGGGGAATTGTTGTAAGATTCCATGTAGCCTTCTATGAATTTTGATACATCTAAGATGCTAAGTCCTTGAATTAAGATTTCCTTCTTGCTGATGTTGTGTGGTCTTTCCTCAATACTTTCACCACAGAAGCCGACTAAGTATCTGCTAAGCTCCGAGCTGAAGGTTTCAAAGAATCTCTCAATCGGTTTTGCCTTCGCATTGAAAGGAATCGCAAAGCTGGTCTTGATATCAAGTGCTTTGAATATCCCTTCGTAACCTCTGAAGAATTCCTCTTTGGTGTCCGCATTAAGGTATCCGCTTTTATAGTCCTTACCATTATCCATGTAGCAAGTACCAGGCAATCCATATCTTATGATACCGCTTCTTAATGCTGCCGCTATTACCTGAGAATTACTGTTTCTAGCAATACACCAGCCGACTATTGTTCTAGTTCTCATGTCCATCCATGCTGACATAGTGTATCTCTTAATCTTTCCGTCCTCTGGTGTCCAGATTGCAAGGGTATGACCATCACCAACCCAATACTCATTAACCATTAAATCATCATAAGTCCTTGTGATGCATGGCATGTATTTAGCATTGTAAGCTCTTTCACCCTCGAAGGCTAGGCACTTCTCAGGCTCTGGAATCTTCTCAATTTCCCTGTAAATCGTATCCTTAGAAACTTGAGCCCATCCCATCTTTTCTGCTTTCTTCCTGTACATCTTCACAACATGTGTTATCTTCGGTCTCATTGGCTGTAGGTAGCAGCCCCTTATAAATCGAATTGCTTCATCAGGAAGCCTTGATTCGCCTTTGTCTTTTCTAGGCTTTTTGATAAGTCCTACAAAGCCATATTCATCATAGGTTTTTCTGTATCTGTAAAGAGCTCTTTGGCTGAAGCCGTACTCTTTGCAGATAGCTTTTACTCCTGACGTTTTCTCTCCATGTCCTAAAGATATGAATTTGAGTACCGCTTCCTTTTTCTTTAAAGCTTCCTCAAGTTTTTCCTCGAAGGCTTCTCCATGCATTTCTCTTAATTCCCCCAGAGTGTACTCTTCTTCAAGATTGCCTTCATCTTTTTGGACTTCATCCTCTATAAGCTCCGCTCGCTCTTCACCTTTAGAAAGAAGATATTGCTTTTGTTTATCTAAAGGGAGAGAAGAGAGGTCTATCATATAAATTTGTTTACGTCCCTTGCCTTCATTTTTTACTTTTTTAGCTTTGAATTCGCCTTTATTCGCTTTTAGCTGAATAGTTCGCTCTTTTAAATTATAGAGCTCTGCAACTTCTTTTACTGTCAACCAAGTTACCATATTATCCCCCTTTATTTTTTATTTGAATTTTGGTATACTGGGGGAAAGAGTATATTTTAAAGGTTTTAAGAATTTAGAGTGATTTCGTTTAGCGGTGAGAGCACTCTTTTTTTCTTTGTTGTGTAGCCCTTAAAATATTCTCTTTTCTTTGTTTAAGCATTCTTTAATTCCCCATTTTCAAGTTGTTCTTTCAATGTTTCCAGACTGGCTTCACAAGCTCCACATTCCTTCGCTGTTAATTTGATAATCTGCTTGATAGATAATATCTCTGCTCCTTTATCAGCAATAAGCTGCTGTATGCCATTTATGAGTTCTTCTTCAAGATGCTTCTTTTGCTGCTCTAATTCATCCAAATATCCATCAAGATACTTTATTCTCATTTCCAAAAACCTTTTGTTATTCTCAAAGCTTAAACTCTTCGAAGTTCCAAGGCTCTGCTTTGCCTCGTCATAAAACTCGTCAAGTATTTCGAGGTTTACATGTTTAACGGTCATATCCATCTATATCACCTCCCTCATTGGTCGGTAGTGTTTTTCATCAAGACCAAGGACTTCCATAATTTCATCCATGTATTTCTTTCCTGAACGTCTTCCCTTTAGAACATCTGTCAAATAGTTCTCATTCATTCCAACTCTGTTAGCCAGTTCCCTTTGGGTCATGTTTAATTCAACAAGTCTTTTCTTGATTTTGATACCATTAAGTGGTAGTGGTTTCTTTTTGTCTTGCATTGTAACAGCTCCTTTCTAGTTTTTAGAATAGCTTCTCAGCTTCCCTGATAGTTTGTGAACTATTTCAAATACCTCCTGTGAGTCCTTAACCACAAGCCAGTTATTCGGATTCAGTTTTTTATCTTGAATCAATTCCTTTTGTCTTCTGGTTGCTCTTTTCCCATGTTTCAAGTTATCAACCTCCTGTTTACTTTATTTTTATCTGCTGCCACTCTCACCAATTTTGATACAGGCTCCTACTGTCTACCGTTTCCCAACTGGGCTGGCTCTGAGTAATCGTTTTGTTTCGGTGTCATAAGGATAGGAACACCCATTCGAGATTTAACAAGCACCGAGACAAGAAATTTCAACAGGTGCGAGAAGTGTAAATTATAAATTTTTGGTAAATCTCGCTATTTAATTTTGAAGAGTTGTGATAAAATTATGATGTGATTTCTTATCGTTAACAACATTATAATACTGATTTCAGTATTTGTAAAGACCTTTTTTACTTAAATCAGTAATTCTATTTCGGAGGTAAGTATTTATGTGTGATATAGGAAAAAGATTAGAGGAGCTTATTGACTTCTTGCAAATAACTAAAAAGGATTTTGCCCGTTCGATTGAGTATTCACCAGGCAATGTAACAGATTGGACTAAAGGTAGGTATAAGCCATCTACTAAAGCTTTGTCAAACATAGAGAAGGTTTATGGTGTTTCTCAAAAGTGGTTATTAGAAGGTGAAGGGAATATGATGATTGATACTGATTTCAGTAATACTGATTCCAGAATTAACGAAGAGCTTGGCAATATTACTGATGATGAAATTCAATTAATCAAAACTTACAGAATGTTGAACGATAAGCAAAAAGGAAAATTGGAAGGGTATCTTGAAAGATTCATTGACGAGTCAATGGAAGTTAAAAGGGGAATGTCATCTACTTATCAGAATGGAGAAGAGGCTGCAACTAGAGAAAAGAAGCATGCTTAATTTTTTGTCGTATTTTGATACGATTTTACATCATTTATAAAATAAAAAAGCTACTGCTTCATTGCTTGCAGTAGCTTTGTCTTTAATTAAATTCGCCTATCCAATAACCCTCTTTTCTTTCTTCGGTCTTTGGAACGAAAATCATGATTTTTTTTACCTTAACCTTAGACGAATCAAATCGCTCTCCATCTTCCTTCGTAAATTCAACCAATTCTAAACTCGACTTTCCTTTGGCTAAAAAGTCCACTTTATACTTATAGTCTTCATTGATAGTAATTTCGGCATTATCCCATATAAAGTCGTCTTCATTTTCGATATATATGTACTTAGCATCAGCAGAAACCTTGGCATTCAAATCAATATATGTCGGTTCCGACTCACCGCAGCCGAATAGTGAAACTGTTGATAAAATAATCAAGCATAGAGCAAAGATTTTTTTAATACTCATAATTATCCCCCTTGTATATTTTATTACTCTATTATTATATAATATTTTCAGGATTCATTAAAGGTTATTGCATATATTTTCTAAAATATTAAACTATTGTTCATTTCGCTATTTCGCTATTGAGAAAATATGTGCTTACTCTTCTCATTGGCTCAAAAGCCTTGTATTTCAATGGTTTTCTCTATTTTTTCGCTATTGCTTTTAAAACTTTATTATTTTTCGCTATTAAAAAACTTTTCATATGACATTTAAAAATATACTGAGGATGATGCTTCTGAGTCTTGTGTCGCCTGTAACACCCAATATATCAACAATGTGTCGCTTTAATAACATTTCAATGTGTCACCGTCACCAGCATTTCGGATATCACAACATTATCGCTGTCTTTTGATGCACTTTGTCAATTATCTTGAGAAACCTGTCCATGAATTTCTTTCCCTGTCTATCGTGGTGTATCCCTTGTCATCTCGAGGTTTCCCACCTATTTTCTCACCGTCTCGTCTGGTCTCTCTCTTTGTCATTTATTTTGATAATCTACAAT